TATTTCTTTTATAATGCTATATAAACCGCCTTCACACTCACACCATTGTAAGCCGTGCCAATTGTGATAGTGAACACCCCACCACCCTCATCGGTAACGCTATAATTATAGTACCACTTGCCACCAAATCCAATAGCCACAAGCTTGTGTGTAGTAGTGCTCCTTGCCGTAATTTTACCACTTGTTACCGTGTATGTATCAACCACACTAAGCTCGGTAAAAGGGCCGGAGCCTTGCATAGAGTAGTTATATTGAGCCAAAGAGCCAATAGTTGATGCCAAAGCCAACTCGGTGATGATAGCGTTAAATTGATAGACTCTATAATTATTTTGAGCATCAATCATGTCCAAATATCCTACTATTTCACTATCGGTAGCATCAATGTAATCATCAAAGAAAGTTATTGGTTGTAAATAGCTTTCGCTCATCTTTACCAAGCCACTTCCACTAATGCTAAATGATTGACGGCCTTTTATGTACTCGCGATACACATTATTGGTCTTAGGGGCCAACTCTATCACATCCCTTGATATGGTAATATTAGCATCTTTAGCACAAGCAAAAGGATAGACCCCACCACTTGTGTTGGTGACCGCTATTACTAATCCTTCCGCTTTTACTACGTCTGCCATCTATGTATTATATATAAATTGTTCGCTATATGTATCGTATGTCAATGACCCAGGAGCCGTGTAGTCAATATTAAATTGTCCACTTGTTATGTTCAATTGAGTGATATTATTGCTCACGCTCACTTGGAAAGTATCGCCAGGGTTGATGGTAATATTACCACTTGGGGACAAATTGAAAGTAAAAGCTTGTGGGTTGACCAAGACGGGATAATTAATTGTTTTTATCGCCGTTCCGTTTTGCAATACCCTAAAAGTAGTCGTAATAGGAGTTGAAGTAGTTGTATTAATATTACCTCCTAAAGATACAACTATTGGGACACTTAATGAAATAGAACCCGTGTAAGTTATCAAATTTCCCCCCGTCAAAGTGAAATCGGCAAGGCTCACACTTGTCCATGGAATATAGGTAGGATTGTTGTAAGTTCCGGTAGTGGCATCAAGCTCTAAAGACTTGGCTACCAACCCACCACCATCCTTATCATCATCCCAAACCTCAAGGAGAGTGGCCGACCAAATACCAGCCGCAAAGTCTATCTCCTTCATGTTCAAGATGGCATAAACCTTGTTGGGGTCATCATCCTCGAAAATGACGGTGTTGATCAACCCAATTCTATCCCCTCCATTGAAAGTAAGGCCATAAAAAGTGGCATCTATCTTATTACGGTTAAATCTATTATTCTCCCAATAGGCGGTCAAATTTTGCCTCCTAAAGCTGAAAGTCTCGGCGGGGTACCTATACCTATACCAATCGGCATCGGTAATAGTTGTGCCATCGCTTTGGTAAATAGTGCCTTTGTAGTTCTTAGAGAAACCATCTTGCAAGTAAATCTCATTATCACTATTTACCTTAATATTTGCACTTTTAGTATAAATAGACTTAACACCTTGCAATGGTTGGGTACTTTGTCCATTGAAGGACTCAATAATCTCAAATTTTAAGGCTTTGAACCATGCCTCATTTTGCCCCGTAGTTGGATAGGTATGGTAATCGGATATAATCGCTATCTTAATAGTTCCATTATCGGGGATATCTGTACTTTCAACACTTACCGTAATCCAATCTTGCTCATCTGGGTTACCAGAGTTATTGTACTCGGTAAATAAATAAGTATAATTACTCGTAAAAGTGCCATTTGTTGAAACCCATGAGCCATCGCTTTTAAGCCAATAATTACCCGCCGCTCCCGTCAACATAACCACCATTTGGTTCATGTTGCCATCATCGGCAAATACCTTCTCAAAACGATAGTCAATAGATATGTTAACTTTCTCACCGGCAAACACACCTATTGATTGACTTCTCAAATAATAGTTATAATTGCTACCATCGGCACCAGGCATTCTAACATAGTTGTCGGTCATATAACCATAAGAAGTGCTTGTATATATTTCATTCCTTGTGACACTACCACTTGGCACGGTTGTACCCGTCACATAATCAGGTGTATCCGATGGCCCAGCCAAAGTGTATTTGAAATCCCAACTATCGACATTGTATTGTTTGAGAGTTCCGGTAGTTGTGAGCAATGAACCCCTACTAAATGTCCCATTGACCAACAACTCACTTATTTGCTCATAATTAAATAGGACATTGTCTATTTTAGTCCTTCTCTTAATATAACGTAACATATCCGGACTAACGGGCTTAACCTCCTCGTTAACACCAACACTCACATCAAATCTCTTTTGTACGGAAGTCCTTGTGCCAAGGTTAGATGTAAAACCTCTTAAATTGTCCGTTTTAGGCACATAAAGCTCCTCTAATCTCAAAATATGCCATGTGTCGTTATACATGAACAAAGTTTGATTGAAGGCTCTATTTATCTCTTCCGTAACCTTATAACTATCCTCATATTGCGTGGACTCTATTTGAAAAGTCTTAGGGTCAATTTTGCATTGATCCAACGCCGTATAGGTAAGGCTATCGGTCATCACATCATGGAACAAGTTGTTAAAAATGGTAAACTTTGTCCATCCTTGCGCTGCCGTGCTTGTAGCATATTGCAAAAAGTCAAGAGGAGTCGTTTTTGCCGTTATCTCCGAGCCACCATTTGAAATAGGGAAGTTTTTCATATATCCAAGACCTTCCATCGCTCTTAGCATGATAGTATGGTTAGTATCTTGCCAAACCTCTTGAAACTCATCTTGTAAAAGGTAACCCCTCCAATATCCAATGCTTACGTTATTATAAGCAAAAGTGACATAAATGTCGGTATCATTATCGGCCAAAAAATCATCTATACTTACACCACTCGCACTTGCTAATATTTCTATCTCTGCTAATTGTGGTCTAATAGGTTTGAACAAATCCTCATCGGTGTTGAACTCCTTTAATACAAATGGCCTTGCACCACCGCGAATAGAGTTGACGCTTCCGGTATATCCATCATACCAAAAGCCAACACGACAATCATAACCATCCAAACTCTTAAAGTCAATCCTATACTTTTCTTGGAATGCCATTAGCCAACGCGATTAATTAGTGTATTTGTCCTATTCAATGACCCTACCAAATCTTGACCTCTCAAAACAAGGTTCACTTGCCCACTCATACCTAATGAGCCACCACCTACACCAGCAAAGGATGGGGCGGCAATGCCACCACCAAAGTTGATGCCTAATATGCTTCCAAATGCGGCCTTAAAAGCCCCACCAACTCCTTTTGTTATACCTGGTGCTCCTGGAAATAATATTGAACCAAGTAGATTAACAATACCAGTAGCTATAATCCTTGCAACAACTTGATTAATTGTTTGGAGTATTGCTTTACCAAAGTCTGCAAAAGCTAACTTACCTGTATCTAAAAAATTAGTAAACAAATCACTCAAAGGATTTGTAAATGTATTTCTAAATAATTCAAGTCCTGCCGCTGCATTTGTTTCTTGTATTAGTTTAGGACCTAAATTCTTAAAACCTTCTAAAAAGTTAGGAGCTTGATATGATGCCTCACCTTCTGCAACTGCTAAAGCTAAAGCGGCATCCTCGGCTTTTTTGGTTTCTTCATTTGCTTTCTTTTGTGCTTCGGTTCTTGCTTTTAATGCTTTTGCTTGGCTTATTTGAGCATTTATAGCAGCAGCTCTTTGATTTGCGGCAGCATTAGCTTTTTGGAACGCATCAAATTCTTTTAGTTCTGATATTATACCTTGCCAACCTTCTTTATATTTTTGTTGCCCATCTTTTGCACTATCTTTTAATGCTTTATCTTCTGCTTTTAAATTGCTAATCCTTTCTTTTGTTGCTGTGTTGATAGCTGCGGTCTCTGCAACTATTGGCTTAAGTTGGTTATAATAAACTTGCTGACTCGCGTTAATTTCATCTACTCTTTTTTTAGCATTAACAAGTTCAGTTTGTAAATTTTTTAAAGTTATTGACTCAGCACTTATACCTTGTTGAGCTGCTAAAGCCAATGTGCTTGTCTTCTTTTTTGCTGGATTATATTTAGTTGTAGCTAATGCTACTTCATCTGTCAACCTTGCTACTTCTGCGTTAGCATTAGCTAAATTTTCAGCGTTTTTTGTGAGTACAGCAGTTACACCAGCCTCTTGTATCTTTAATTTTAAAAGCTTTAACCTTGCTTCAGCACTTTTATTGATGATGTCAATACTCGCAGCGGTTAAAGCGTTCTCCTCTTTTATCCCTGCGACTACATCTGGGCTAACCTTTTTTAACTCATTGTATGCCTCAATCCTTTGCTTTTGTGGTGCATCTAAGTTAGTAATTGTGCCTACAAGTATCTTAATTTTAGCCTCCTCAAGAGCCACATTGCCAGTAGCCTCTGCGACGGCCTTATTAAACTCCTTTTGTGTCTCTGTTAATCTTGGTGCAATACCAAGCAAAGCATTAAAAGCCTCACCAAGAGAACCATACTTTTGTATTAATGCAGTAACTCCGGCAATAATAGCACCAAAGGCAAATGACAATCCGGCTGGTCCTATGAGAGCCGATCCAATGCTTTTTAATGCTGGGCCTAATCCTCCAGCTTGTTTTGTCAATTGCCCAAATGAATCTACAACAAGTGGTAAGTTGTTTTGAATAGCAATAAATCCAAAAGGTAAATCTCTTGTTACTTGACCAAGAGACATCAAAGCATTTGAGGCATTAGTAATGCCCCCAGGTAATTTATCTAAACCAACTTTCTTTAAATCTACTAAGCTTTTTTCGAGTTGCTTAATTTGTACGTTAGTCTCAACAATGCCTTGTCCGGTGGCGGTTTTGAGTGAATCTTTTAACCGTTTGAGTTCATCCTCAACCTCACTAATTGACTTAGTGAAGTTTTCTATATTCATCCCTAAATCGAAAACAAATCCACTCATTTTGCTAACCTTTTAAATATTTCCCTCATCTCCTCCTCACTCATGCCATTTTTTACCTCATCACCAGGTAACTCCCACAATGCCTCCGGTGTCTTTGGTGCAGTCTTAGGGTCACCCATAAGCCTAACCATCGTGAACATCAATAGCCTCGTCTGTCTATATCCATCAACTTTCTTGTCTTCATAACCTTTAGACATTAGGCTAAAATGCCTTGGACTCAAAGAGTAAAACTCATTAGGCTTCAATCCCAACTCACCTAAGCCAAACGCTTCGACTTGCTCCCACGAGAGGTCTTTTTTTTTGCCTCCTCTTGTACTTGTGTTTGCTTTATGAAGTCATTGTCGGCCCAAACTTTAATGGCATTGGTAATCTCATCAAGCTCACCTTTGCTCATTAAAACGCCTTCAATATGCACAACAAAGTCCTCAAAGGTTAGGATTGGCTCAACATCCTTTACAAGACAATTATTAAAATAACCGCTATAAAGGATGTGAGCTATTCCTATCTCATTCAACTCGTTATTTATAAAGCTCTTGCCCTCAACCAATTTGCCATCACTTAAATATCTAAATGATGCCATGCCAAATTTAAGTCCAATCTTTTGGTCTTTGATAGTAATAGTACAGTAATTCATTGTTACGCGGTTATGTCAAGAGTACCGGAGGAAGCGATGCTACCAGAAAAGTTAATGAACTCGGTTGTTGATTGGTTCAAAGTAAGGTCGGTGATATAACCACTAAATTGGTGGTAATAAGCCGCTCCGGTACTTGCACCAGTTACCGTGGGGTTTTGTACCCTTACACTAATCAAAGTCTTGTTAACCATTGCGCTCAACAAGTCCTCATAAGATACTTGAGATACGCTTGGTGCAACTTCGCAAAGTGCATCAAAATCGATACTCATGGTTGGCTCACCTACGGAAGTCAATGCTCCGCAATTGGTTTGCTCGGTGGTGGAGTCAATAGTTGTATTGACGGATGATGTGCGCAGACACACGAGATTTTTGTAAGATGAGCCACCCGCTACATCTATCTCTACATTCTGCAATGAACCTTGAATCTGTCCCATTTTTGTTTATTTTTCGTTTACTAAATTACTAATTGTTATCAACTTTCTCGCTACAAAATTATCTCCATTTTGGAGGGGTAAATAGCTTGAGCTTATCCTTGCCATTGGGAACACCTCAAAATAGGTATCACTAAATCCGTTGACCCCTGGATCGGGTATTAAAATATTGAGGATTTGCCCAGCTATATTATCCACTACCTCATTGTCATATACGCGGTATTGTTCACTAAAAATATCAATTACTACCTCTACCTCATTACCAAAATTATGGTTAGTGTTGGCCGCCGTCTCACTTATAGCCGAAATTACCACATAATTTTGAGGAGTAGTCCTAAAAGGAGTTTGACCATAAACTGGCACATCTTTGCCATTATAGGTCAAATTTCCATTCAAGGCAGTCACATAAATAGTCCTCACATTGTTACTACTATCCCTCATCAATTATTTTTTAACACTTTGTTAATTGCCTTAATTAATGATGGCAAATAAGCCTTAACACTCCTATTCATATAGCCAAATGGTGGTACATTACTACCTGGCCCTCTCTTAAATTGTGCCGCTATTTTTTGCCATTGCTCATCCAATGTAGGTACATAACTCGCGGCATACCTTCCGGTACCAAACTCCATATAAGCTGCGTAATCGGTTTGAGCCACCAATTGGTATCTCATAAATCCCTCCTTTTTAAGCGATATTGAGCCTCTTAGCCTTCCCGTATCAACTGGTGCCAATTGCTTTGCACTTGTAGCCATTAACTCACCATGAGCAGCTATTTCTTGGTCAATCATAGCAGTTCTCTTACTAACCTCATCTTTGAAGCTATTAAGAACATCACGAAAGTTCTTATCACTAATCTCTAATTTTATTCCGGTAGCCACTAAATAACCACTTGTTTATATTGGTGATAGTTAAGTCCTTCCCACATTGGGTACTGTTGTACCGATTGTTTCGGATCGGCATTCATCTTTTTACCCCTATTCTCATACATCCATGACACAAGAGTCAAAATATCGTTTTTAAGGTCTTGAGGGATTGTTCCATATCCGGCTTGGTATGTAACATTGAAAATACCTCTATTATACATCCAAAGTTTACCCCCAATAACCTCATAGTCATCATTAACGGTTAAAGTATCATAATCGTTAATCCCTTCCTTTATTTTTACCTCATCTACACAAATCAATGGACTATAAGGTAGGTCTATAATCCAAACATTTGGCACATAGCCACTAAGCTCAATATTAGCCCTTAGTTTCTTATTAACCAAGCTTCTACCCGTTAGTTTCTCAATATGTACCCTTGCCGCATTGATAAGGCTATCAATGAGGCTATCATCGCTTGTATAGTCAATCCTTAACCAATTCTTTACATCCGTTCTACTTACTGGCTCTACAACCGAATCCGATATAACGCTAACACTATTTATATAAATCATCGCTATTTGTATTGATAAACCTTTTCTCTAATCCATGGTTCAAGTTCATCGAGTGCTTTTCTTGGGTCGTGCTCTTTTGCTCTCTCTTTTGCTTTTCTACTACACTCTCGATACTTCTTTTCATCATCCAAGTCGCTAATCGCTTTAACCCAAGCCTTAATATCATCTCGTTTCTTAACATAAATACCAGCTTTGCCGCAGTTCTCTAAAAGACCT